GTGCTTACCAGCGACAGTAGAGAAACATCATTTTGCTGCCCTCATGGGTGCGCTAATTAATGACTACGGTGTTCATATATCTATGACATTCAGCGCGACACTTGACCAGAGTAAGCGGGTCGCAATCATTGAGAACCCTGCTACTGGATTGGCTGGTGTGTTGATGATAATGGACGATCAGACTTGCATTGCCTTCAGTGGAGAAGACAGACAAGTCTATATAAGACCCCCAGATCATCCAGTGGGTGCTGAGAATGAGGCTCCGAAGACATAATGAACGTAGACTCAAGAATAATTACATTAGCTTTATTTCTTATCTTACTCATTTGTTTAGTGTTCATTTCTTTTTCTTTTTCTTATAAGTATATTTATAATCTTTAATAAAATAAATTATAAATCCTACAATAAAACTTATTAATATTAATCCTCCTACAGTTTTAATTATCAATAACATTTATTCGGTCTCCATCATAGGAGCATTAACAATAGGTTCTAATTCATTCTGTAGTTGCTCTGATACAGAAAGATTTTTACCATTACTTCCCATATTATAAAATGTATACTTAACAGTTAGTTCTTCCCATGCCTTTATATTTTTTATAGTAACTAAATTATATTTAGTATAATTCTCCGCTTGTAATTTTACTTTCTCACAATTAGGGTCATCTGAATGATTTAAAAAACCACCTAAAGGTGTACGAATTATTTCATCCTTTATTTTAATATGAGATACACCAAGATTTGTACCTTCTTTTATAAAAGATAATGTAACTAAACCATACCCTTCTATCTTACTCTTCTCAATTCTAAGTCCTTCAGGTAATGGTTTATACAACTTTTCTTTTTCCATATGTTTTTAATTCCTCTGAAAAGTTTTTAGTTATCTCTTCAACATTAGGTTGTCTATTTACTTCAGCTAAATAAACAAACTTATTAGAATATTTAAATACTCTTAATCCTTTACCATCATTAGCATCTTTATAACATTCCCATTTATGTGTACAAAACTGACAACCAATAGGTAAAGATTTATTTCCACCTTTTGTTTCTGATAATTGATAACACTTCTCAGGTGGTGTCTTACTCTTTAATGTATCTTGTAAAGTTTTAATTAAAGTTGTAACATTAGGTTTAGCTAACTCATCAGGTTTATAGAAACAAACATCTCCACTTGATTTATCCATAACCAAAAAACCTCCTCCATTTGTACCCATACCTGTTTCATATCCTGATAACTGGGCATGATAACCAAATGGGTCATCTCCAACTAACTCTCCAGTCTTAAACTTTTTAAAACTAAATGATGAAGCTGACTTAACATCACATACTTCACCATCTACTGTCGCATCTATATGTCCTTTAATATTATCTATCTCTACTTTCTTTTGTTGGTCTGCTATCTTATGTCCAGTTAATTCTGCTAGATATAATAATAAATGTTCTAAGATATGTCCATATAAAAATTTAATATTTAAACTAGCATCATAAGATTTAGTTTTCTTCGGACTAAATCTATCATACCATAATTGTCTAGGTGGTTTACCTAGTACTGACATTCTTAACTTCCCATCTTTTTCTCTAACAGGATTGTTCCATGAATTAAAAGCTTCCTTAATATTCTTAAGGAACTTCTCCATGTTTTCTTCTGTGACGTTAGCAGGTTTCCCATTTGATATTCCAGCTACTAAATTTTTAATATCAGTAGCTATTGTATCAATGCGTTTCTGCCCAGTTGTTTCCGATTTTATATTTTCCATCTAACGGACACCTTATTTTTAATTCCTTTCCTGCTTCTCTTATTGATTGTACTGCTAAGTTTCCAAACTCTTCGGCTCTACTATCTTCAACCTCATATTGAAACTCATCATGTACATTAACAATAGGATAAGCTTTGATTCGTTTATTTATAACATATTGGTCTAGTAATGTCAACGCTTTCTTCATAACACACGCACCAGCACCCTGTAATAGGGTGTTTAACGCAGCGTGGGGGTGTCTTATGAGGATTTTTCTTTGGTCGAGACCTCTGAGCCATCTTTTTTTAGCCACTCCATCCACTCTTTCTCGTAGTCGTTTAAAACTTGGTGTAGCTCTAAGAAATTTTTCTTTAACTCTTTCTCCATCTCCTTCAGACCTTTTGATGATACTTCCGATTTTTTTTGAACCTGCTCCATAAATGAGTGCGTAAATAAATGTCTTCGCCTCATCTCTTGACCCCAAACCAGCATTAATTTGATTTGTTGTGTGTATATCTCCATTAATGATTTCATTTGTATATCCTTTATCGTTCATGTAATGTGCTAACATCCTCAACTCAAGTCCTGAAGCATCAACACCTACTAATTTATAACCTTTATTTACTATCCATAATGCCCTACATTCTTTTCCATAAGGTGAGTACACAGCAGGAACCTGTGCCATATTGGGCGATTGATGGCTCATTCTTCCTGTAACTGTACCATTGGTAATTACTTTGCCATGTACTCTACCATCTTCTCTAATAGCTTCAATCCAAGAACTGACTTGAGCAATTCTTTTCTGAAGAGTGAGAAATTTTTTTATAAGTTCAGCTTCAGGAATATTTTTAATCTCCGATAAAACTTTTTCATCAACTATTGTATGTCCTTTATCTGTTTTCTTTTTAGGTTTCCATCCCAGTAATACTAATCGTTCAGCTATTTGTTGACGTGAACCTAAATTAAATTCTTTATATTTAACCTTTGTAAAAGGAACTCCCTTTACATATCCTCTCGTTTTATTATTAGACTTAGGAATAAATTCTGTTTCTACTTTTAATGGAGGAAAAGTTTTTCTTACAATTAATTGTAGGTTATTCATATCTTCCTGAAACTTTGCCTGTAACATATGAGCACCTACAACATCTATTAAAAATCCTTTTTGATGTTGTCGTTGTATAATCTTTGCAACCTCATGCTCCAATGGAATAGACTCTCCAAAGTCTGTCATTTTTTTACAAAGAAAGTTATATAATTTTTCTGTTAAATTAACATCATTCCTACAATACTTTAACATCTCTTCACTAAATTTATCAAAGATATCAAACTCTGTTTTTTTATGATAGAGTTTTTCACCCCAATTTTTTAATGAATGACCACCTTCTATCATAGGATTAAGTAGTCTAGATAAAACTAATGTATCAGTTACTTTACAATTTTTAAATAAATCATAACCAAAATATTTATTTAAAACTGGAATATCAAATCCAATTATATTATGTCCTATAATTTCTTTAGTTTTTTTTATAAACTCTTCAAACCTATTTAGTCTATCTTCTTTAAATTGATAATAAGTATTATTATGTTTACAAATGATGCACCAAATTTTATCGGCAGTAATAGTTGTTTCAATATCAAATATTACTTTATCAAAAATCACTTGATGTTACCTCTGCTAATCTACCAGTATCCATATCATATTTTAAATCACAACATGGTCCAGTAATACCTGAGAATCTATTCTTTAATACTCTAACCCTTGTAGTATGTCGGATTTCAGGGTCATCATTCTGTGCATCTCTCTCAAGTCCAATAACCATATCACTTAACTGACCTATAGAAGCACTCCCTCTTAGCTGTGAGAGAGACGTAGAGGCACCTTCCTCATGTCCCTTGCCATCAGGTCTCCTTAAATGTGATACTACTATCATACCAACCCCAGTCTCTTGTACAAGAGTTCTAAGTCTAGTCATGATTTCATCCAATGCTCTTCTCTCATCTCCATGAGACTGGTCTGATACTATTATACTAACATGGTCTATAATAATATATTTACAATCTAAACCTTTTGCTAAATATCTAACTCTTGAAATTATATTATCAATAGAGTTAGAACCAAAATGGTCGAACATAAATATCCTACCAGTACCCACAGTAGCATCAAAATATTTTCTTAATTCTTCTTTACCAATATGAACATCAGGTAAATGTAATCTTTGATTAGCTTCGATACTCATTATCCCTTTAGAAGTTATTACTGGAGTTTCTTCCAGCATTAATAAACCAAGTTTCTCTTCTGTGTTTTTTAATAAATGATGGATTAATTCTCTAACTACTTGAGTCTTACCTAACCCACTACCTGCAGTAAAGGTAACTAATTCAGAAGTTCGTAAACCATAAGTCATTTTATTTAATCCTTCAAAAGGATACTGAACAAATGATTGTACAGCAGGTTTACTTATCTCATCAAATAAAGTATTGGCATTAATAATACCATCAGGAGCAAATCGTTTTGCATCCCAAAATGCTTTAGTATAAATCTGTATCTTATTTTTAATTAAACAATCCGAAGCATCTTTAAATTCTTCAGGGAGAGACATAATTTTACATTTCCCAGGAGAAAATAATTCAGCTACTCTAAACGCACCCTCTTTACCTTGCTCATCATTATCAAAATTAATTATAATATTTTCAAATTGTTCTAAGTATTCAAGACTACTCTTAATATCTTTAACTGCAGAAGCTACACCATGTTTAATACTTACAACTGGAGTAGTGTACTTACCTTTATCAAACATTTGATATGCTGATAAACAATCTAACTCACCTTCAGTTATTATTATAAATTTATTTTTAGAGAATAAATGTTCACCAAATAATCCTGCTTGACTTGTATTACCATCTAAACTAAATTCTTTTAATTTTGTATACCTTGTCTTGGTTGCAATTTTTGCACCTTGTCTATCGTGATAAGGATAATAATGGTTTATTATACTACCCATACTATCTAACTTAACAGTAACCCCATATTTTCTACAAGTATTTTCTGAAAGATTTCTGTCTACTATTTCTACAAAATCTGATTGAGTTGTAGAAGTATTCATTTTATATTTTTGTTTACCATTTGTTATCGGTTGTGTTTCCATATCATATTCTTTTATAAATTGCATACACGAAAAACAATAAGCCGAACTATCTGCATTAACAGATACTGCATCACTACTCTTACATAATGGACAAGGTAAGTGATACTTTACAAAGCCAGTTTTAGTTTGTTCCATGGTCGCCCTCATAATTAGTTTTCAAAAAAAAAGGAGAGCTGACTTACCACAAGCCAACTCTCCTCTAGGAGGTAGAAAATAGGAGTCATCTACTATGACTATTAATGTTGTATCAAAAATCTTCTTTGATGTCAACACCATTAGAAGATTTTTCTATATTAAAATCTTCCCTAGGAGTATATTCCACTAAGTCGAGTACCTGTACAGCTTGTAAATCTAAACCTTTGCCCTTCTTACCTTTAAAATTCCAGTCATAAGATTTATACATTACTTTTACTTTACTGCCATTACCAACTATTTTTTCAATAGGATTCTTTTCACCATCCACTAATTGTGGTTGTTGATTTTTGTCTCCATTTGCTTTTGAAACTTTTCGTTTAAATCTGATAATATTATTTACTACTTTATCATCAGCTTTAGTTTCACCAACTGAGAAACCTTTAGTTTTAAAATCTTGTGCAGTTGTATCATCTACTGCCAAATCAATTCTCCACATAGGTTCAAACTTTTCGTTTGGTCTTATTAGAGAAGCCCAGTAAGCTGTACCTTCAATTATTGCCATATGTTTTTTTCCTTTTTATTAATTGTTTATTATCTTGTATCATAATTATTCTTCCTTGTCAACGTCATCCTCATCTTTTTTTTCTAAAACTTGGTCTATCTTAGCATGGATTATCCTCTTAAAAGTGGCGTTTTTCCTAGCTTTTTCGTCTAAGTCCTTAATTTTTTTTCCCATAGTGTGAACATCTGCATTAGCTTGTTCAACCTGAATAAGTAATTGTTTTATTTTAGAATCTTTTTGAGAAACTAATTGAATTGCATCATCTTTTTCTTTAGTTAAATCTGCAATAGTATTTTTATATTCTCTAATTAAATCTCGTTCACTCATATTTTATTGACACGCCTCACACACTTCTATGCAATCACAATTAGTACATGGACACACTCCAAGCATATCAGAATGCTCTAGCACATTACAATGACAAAGACAATTACAATTTTTACATCTAGGTTTATTCATAATATTTTGAGTATACCTTTTTCCATCCTTCAGATTCTATTTCCCATTCTATATCTTCTTTACTTCTATAATTCTCAAAGTTTTTTACAATATAAAATCCATCATCAACTGTTAGTAATTTAGATATGTTAACTTTAATAATTGGAAGAGCAACCAAAACTCTTTTCTCACTCTCAAGCATTGGAGGTTTTTCTAATATAAAAGTTTCATTCGCAACTTTTTTCACACTTGTTACTATTTCATATGCATGAGTTTTAATATCTTTATCGGTTGACATAAAGGTCGCAACATCTAACCCACTATAAGTTTTAACTAAAGCATTATTATTTGCAACTAAACTTGCAGTACTTCCAACTACTGATAGCATAGCCAACTGGTTACATCCAGTTAACAACACCCCAAGTATTATTATTAAATATTTTTTCATTATAATAATCTATTCCTCCTCAACTGACCAGCAAAAACATAATCGTTTTGTTTAATAACATTTAATTTTTCAAAACAATCTATACACATCTTTATATTTCTATCATGCTTATATCTTCGCATAGTCCCACCATTTTCTTTTCTATCACAAGTTATACAAATATCTCTAAAGTTATGTCCACCATCCATCATACCCATAATTATATTCCAACAATTATAATATAAACTAACACACTTATTACTATTAAAATACTTACCACTCCTGCACCTGTATATATTTTATCCATTGTTCCTCCGTTAAAGTTCATAACATTTCTCTGTATATAATTCTTTAATAGGTATGACTACACATTTAGATGCCCTGTAATCTCCTATATCTTTTGTATGTGTCTTCTTATACTTAGCTACTATTTTTTTTAATCTTGATACTCTAAAGACTATCATACAATATTCTTTACCATTAAGTTCTAATACTTGAAACCACCACTTAGCTTCAGTCTTATCTATACCACTTGGCTTACCTCTAAACTCATACTCAATAGCAATATTCCCTGTCTTTCTCCACCAACTACGTTCAGTCTTAACTTCTACCTTACCACCTTTTAATAAGTCAGCTACTCTCTTCTCTCTTATCTGCCCATACTTTAAATCAATATCAAATTTAGATGTCTTATTCAAATCTCCCATCTATTAATTATGAAACGTACAAAGATATTGAGTTAAAAATTTATTTAGATTTTTATGTTCAAATAATTTTTTAGTATTAGCTTTAACTAATTTTTTAAAAATCTTAACGATAAAGGATGGTTCAAAATTTGAGTGGTCGCAGACCTCACAGAAGTGTGGGTCATTAACATTAAACCAAGACGTTGCATCTTGGACTATTCTTTTTCTTTGTCTACCCCATGCATGAATATCTATATCAAGGGCATCCATGACAGCTCTTACTATAACACTCCTCCATAAAAGAGCATGAGGAGTTATAGCTCTGCCTTCTCCCATTCCTGAATTCCAACTCGTAGGAATATTTTTATTAAGTATCATATTTCATTTTGTTGTCATAGTACTTGGTAACGAGTTCAGGTTTTTTATTCCTTACAATCTTTGAGTGAAACTTTCTTGTCATCAATACTTTTGCTATTGGATTTCTTGATTTTATTTTTGTATGTTTCTTCATCAATTTCTTCCACAGTATTTCTTTCCCATTTCACTTCTTTACCAACTATACTTGAATAGGGACTCCAGTTTAAATTCTCTTTCGCCTTGTAATAATCTGTACCTGAATTATAATAATCTTCAATGCACATATCTACATTTACCCAAGATTTTTTCATAAAGAATTTATTCGCCATAGTCCTATTCCACAAAATGTTATTTAGTATAATAAACGGATTTCTCCCATCTATTTTTTATTGGGAGTACTACTATTATACTGTCCATAACACCCCTTGAGAACGGCTCTGTAAAATAAAAATTCTTCAATAAAATCAATGACTTACATACTCCTTTCAACTATAAGTTGTATTAATTAATATAGTACTTTCCTTTAATAACAAAGGGCTTAGTTTTGTATGTTCTGTCTATCTCAAGTACTCTTAAAGATAATAATTTCTTAATCATCCTACATATCACTCCTGAATTTACATCAGGAAATTCATTTCTTAATGCTTTTATCAGGTTTCTTTTCTTATATTTATCTTTATCTATTAAATGAAATAGTTCACTTTGTATTTCACCTTTAATAGATGTAGTTACTCTTGTATCATCCTTAACATAAGGAGTAATATCTATTTTATATTTCTCCAATAAGGAATTAAAATCATCTTCACTCACCCAACTAGCACACATCTGTGGCATACTTAAATGAGCCAATAACATACCAAGTTTATCAGTTTCATTACTATCATATTTATCTAGGGATGTAAACACTTTATCCTCATTAGATATATCTTTATATTTAGTAGTCTCTTTACTATACTTATGCATTAAGCTACCTCCTTTATTACTTGTTTACACTTACTACATATTTCGTT